ATTTAAATTCTTAAAAGAGCCGCAAGGTCCCTATGTACGTTTTATGACGTCGCGTGGCGACTATTTACCAAGCCTTCCTACGCAAGAAGATAAGGATGAATATGAACACCAAAAGCCGCGAATTTTCCACGCCTCAGAAATTACAAATTATTTGACGGCAGATGTAATTTTGGACGCTGCATCCTACCTAACAATAAAAACTATAGAAGAGCCCTACTGTATGATAGACTTGGCTTCCTTAGTTAAAACTAGTCCTGGACATTGTGAAGTGGTCTGTGATATTAACGGTACAGCAATACCAGCAATTTACGAATGGCAAAAGCGTAAGACAATGCGGATTGCCTCTATTGATGACGAAACTCTGTTAAAAGACGGACCGAAATTCGCCCAACGCTACCATGAATTACAAGGTGCAATTACGAATTCAAATACTCCGCAAATTTCAGATGTGCTGGAAATTACTAACATTTTTACATCTGTTACAGAAGGTTACCACTATAAGGTTGCTCAAATTAAGAATTACAACTGGCTTACAAATTCGGACATTGAACCATGTATGGAAATCTTAGAATTAAATTTGGATGAGGATGACATGCAGTATGAAGTAATTCTACCAGAGCAAACAACTCAAACATATACAGTTCTAGGGCGCATAGATGCTTATTCTGAAAAGCAGTCGACATTGTGGGAAATTAAATGTACAGATAAATTGGACCATACGCACGAAATTCAGGTGGCTGTTTACGCATGGATGTTTAGTCGCCAGTTTCCAAAGCGCTTTCACGATATTAAATTTAACCTGTTGAATATACGTACAGGTGAGTGTAGGCAGATTAGCGCCTCAATAAAAAATCTAGAAGAGATGATGGGATTTATAGTGGCAGAGAAGATGCGCGTCTTTACTAAAATGACAGATGAGGAATTTAATACCAAATTTTCGGTAAAGTTTGATTTGACCCTGCCGAACTTAAAGCAGTTAACATTAACATCAATGATTAGCGGAAACAAACAACCCGCACTGTTCTTAGACGATGATGAGGTTAAGCCACCAAAGAAGAAGAAGCCAACGCCTGTTTTAACAGCAAGTCAGCCGAATATGATTATTGACGAACCGCTAAATCTAAGTACAGTAACAACAAGTGTTCAAACTGTGTTGCCTTTTGCTGTTCCTGCGCCTGTGCTAGCGCAAGTGCAAGCAACAGAAGAGAAACCTCATACGCCTATGGGGAAGGTGATTGTCTATGACCTAGAAACAAATGGCTTGCCAGAGACACCCAGCTTTGGTAAGTACTATAATCCTGAGGAGCTGCATCGTTATAAGATGAGCCGTATTGTCCAGTGGTCCTGGTCCCTACATGAGCCAGAGGGCACTACAATCGTAGAGGAGGACCATGTTGTTAAGCCGAATCTTGCAGAGTACCGCATTCTTAATGAGCGCTTCCATGGAATTACCGAAAATATTGCCCGTATTCGCGGTAAGCCATTTGAGGAGATAGTAGAGGTTTGGAAAACACACCTTGCCCAGGTAACAACAATTGTGGGTCACAATGTGAATTTCGACAAGCACGTTCTTCTATCGGAGCTATATAGACGTGGCTACCCTGATGTTGCCAAAACGATGATGGAAAAGGAGTGGATTTGCACAATGGAGCGCGCAACAAAGCTGTGCAATCTGAAGGCACGTAATAAGCTAAAGCCGCCGAAGCTATGTGAGCTGATGCATGCCTTAAATATTAAGGAGGAGGTCGGTCGCGCCTTTCACAATTCAAAGCACGATGTATATTATACCGCGCGTTGCTTCTTTGCTGAACAGATTCTTATCAATCCGTGTCCAAAGATGTATGATGGACAGCACGCGGGTAAGACCTATGAGGATATTTATGTTCAGGACCGACCGTATGCAGTACAGGCAGCCGCCGCCTGTAATATTCACAAACTTTATGATTCGCCGATTCGTAAGCTAGCTAACTGGGTCAATGATAAGGCAAAGGCAGACCCAGTCCTACGTTTGGAGATTATTGACAAGGAGGCTGTTATTAAGGCGTCATTGGTTAAGTAACTACCATATGAAAATCCACAACCATTTTTACCTCTATTTTTAATCAACAAACAGAAATGTGGAAAAAATTGAAATGACATAGGACATAAAACTATTAAGCAGGGTCGCGCTGGATGACCTTACGGACGTTGGATTTACACTGCCTTTGCGGTGGCTGACCGGTCCCCTGCCATTGCGTGTAGGGATTACTGGATAGCGGTTGCCAATGACGGACTTGTGCGAGGATAGGGGCACAGTCAAATTATTCAGTTAAGTCTAGATGCCGCTGGCGTCTTGACTTAATTACGGGCGTGCCATGTTAGCTTGTATGAGCGGTTGGGCATGACGGGTGTGTGCGGTATGAAGAAGGTGGGGCACACACCAAAAAATCCTGTTAGTCGTAAGACAGGTCAGACACGCTATTGAGGGGAGGAGAGCGTGATGAGCCATTGCGTGGTGGGGCAAGGCTGTGACACTTTTTCGGTCACTTGGTTCCCAGAAGCGCCTTTTTCTGCGTCTCAGTAAGAAAGCCCAGCTCATCATACATAGGTCCAGTTACAACGACCCTAGGTGTATAGGCAAAGAAACGATAGGGCTTGCCCTCCTGCGCATCCCAAATAGCGTTACTATCAGCGCCGAAGCGATAGTCGGTGGTTTCCTTCTCATTCAAGCCAAGGCGCTTAGCTTCAGCAATTGAGTCAATTGCTGCCTGCTTGCGTCGCTCCATAATTAGGCTATAGTTTGAAGCGCGGTCCATCTTTACCAAACCCGCACAATAACCCTTTTAGTCAATTTTTCAGGTCGTTGGAAGAAAAATTGAAATGACATTGAACATAAACTAAAAAGTCAGAGGCGGACGTAGTATTACTTTATGGAGGCTACGACGGACTGGTGCGAGAATGGGGCACCGTTATTATCTTCTATTCTGGACTGAGCAGTTTCAAACTGCTAAGTCTAGTAAGCTGTAGGGAGGCGTGTTATTTGGAGATTGCATGGTGAAAAGCCAGTAGTCCGAACTTGACCGCGCCCAGGAGGACCCGTAAAAAGGTAACTCTGTGCGGCAGAGCACTGTCTCTGTTGTAGCGACGTCACAGCCGCGTGAGGGTTGAATCAGCTACTGTGTTAATAGCACGGTAGGGTTAGGCGGGCTTCGGCTTGCCTTTCATTCCGGAGGTGATGAGCGGTTTCATGCGTTGGTAGGGGCATGAAACAAAGTCGTGGAGTTTGGCAGCTCCACGCTGATTAAGGCAACTTTTTCACTTGCGATTACGGCGGGTCTTGCGCCCTTTTCTTCCACCAACACCAAAGCTTTTTGCAGTTTTAGAGCGTTTTTCAGCGTCTGGCTTTGCTATCCAATCTTGATACTGTTTCTTAATACCGCCCACAGTTTCAGAAGCAAACACCTTAGTCTGGTACCCTTGAGGCGCAATATATGTTGCTTCCATTTTTCCTGTCTCAAAATTAAAATAAAGAGGACCAATCTTGTTAATACCAACACGGGAAGCCATTTCGTCTAAAACTCTGCCGAAGGCTGTATTTCCAACCTTTCCTTTAACGTATTGGCTTGTGCTGGATGCTGCAGATGATGCCAAAGAATGTGCTTTACCTGCTACGCTTGAGGTCAAGTTGAACGCCTGTCCAAGTATACTACGTTTGGGCTGCTGTTGTTCTTGTGGTTGTTGGTATTGCTGCTGGTATTGCTGTTCTTGTGGTTGTTGGTATTGCTGTTGGTACTGCTGTTCTTGCTGAGAAGACCGCTGCTTAGCCGCGCGCACAAGTGCAATCATAGAACTCATCCTTTTTACTATTAAACAAGAATTTAATCCTGAATCCAAGATTAAATTCTTAAATATTGAAAAATTAATTGCGCCGGGTTTTGCGATCATTTCTGCGACTGCGACCCTTTCTGCTTTTACCGCCTTTGCAGTTATATTTACCTCTTACTATACTTGATTCAACCTTGTGGCGCTGTGTGCCATTTGAACGCAAATTGGTTGGACCGGGTCTTCCAGGGGTTCCACAAAAAGGCTCCTGTCTGAGATAATTTTGCTTTAGAGCTTCAAATGTTGGACCTCTAGCCTCAACTGATTTTTGACCTGCAGGATTTATTTTATATGCGACCATATCACCCGTATCAAAATCAACTTCAAGAAGAGAACTACGGTCCATTCCACTCATGGCAGAAGCCCTTTTTGCAGCAACTTCAGCAGCCGAAGGTGCGCCATGGAGTCCTCTCATAGAACTTCTAATGCCACTGCTGACACCGCTGACCAGACCTGTCGTTTTTCTTGCAACTGTTGCGCCAATACCTCTAACCTTTTGCCAGAATGTTGATTGTGGTTGCTCCTGTTGTGCCATCTCTACTATAGATTCTTAAAAGTCCGCAGCCAGATTGAATGACATTTGCTCCGCGGTCTTGCCAACCCCAGCCAAAGCGTAAGTAGACACCTTCTTCTCAAAGAAGTTGTCCTTGCCCTCCAGTGAAATGCGCTCCATAAAGCCAAAGGGGTTTGCTGTCTCATATGTCTTTGGATAGCCCAGCTGAACAAGAAGGCGGTCGGCAACAAACTCAATGTACTGCCCCATCATCTTGGCATTCATGCCAATCATAGAGCAGGGAATCGCCTCCGTAATAAACTCCTTCTCAATCTTGACCGCCTCACGAACCAGCTTATGCGCCTTTGTCTTTGACAGGCGATTGATTAGCTTACTGTAAAGCAGGCAGGCAAACTCCGTGTGAAGCCCCTCATCACGGCTAATAAACTCATTGGATGTTGTCAGACCGGGCATGATTCCGCGCTGCTTGAACCAAAAGATGGAGCAGAAGGCGCCACTGAAGAAGATACCTTCGACTGCGGCAAACGCCATTAGCCGGGAGGCAAAATTCGCCTCAGAGCCACTCATCCATGACAAAGCCCACTTTGCCTTCTTCTCAACGCACGGCATAGTACGAATAGAGCGTAATATGTCCAACTTCTCAACCTTGTCCTCAATGTACGCGTCAATCAGACGACTGTAGGTCTCTGAATGAACAGACTCATTACTCATCTGCTCACTGTAGAATGCCTTTGCCTCAGGCCATTGCACTTCATTTGAAAAGTTCGCAGCAAGGTTCTCATTCACAATACCGTCGGACCCAGCAAAGAAGCCCAGAACACGGTTAATAAAATGGCGCTCATTGTGAGTTAGCGCCTTGTAGTCCTTCAAATCCTTGGTGGTATCAACCTCCTCAGGAATCCAGCGCACAGCTACCAGGTCCTTGTACATCTTGAACACATCAGGGTGCTCAATTGGAAATAACACAAAGCGGTCAGGATTCTCAACTAGGAGTGGCTCATCTGCCAGCTTACGCGCCCTTAGCGTTGTCGGCTTCGGCGCCTCCATGTCCAATAAACTAATTCGCGGGCTCATAGACGAACCTGTGGAGTTCGCTCTACGACGACGCACTACTACCTTGGGTTTCTCATCAACTATTGGAGTCGCCTCATTCATAATGATTGTGTCAGGGTTGCTCATTCAGTATTTTTACCGGAGACTTTTCTTGTGACATAAATACATCACTGAATGTGGCATCAAATTTTTTCTATGTTAACCTCTTAATCCAAGAGCAGCAACCAGTCTAAAGCAGTACAGCAAATACCTAATAACGTCATGAGTAGCTGTATTTTTTGCACAGTTCCTGAGCTAATCTGCAAACAGACACCTGCCTACATTGTCGGCATCCCGGTACCGCAAACACAACTATATAGCACTTATCATGCTATTAATATAACACCATTTGAATCGCAAGCTGAATTTAATAAAACCACCGTTTTCACACCTGGCTCACGATTGGTTTTAGCCCTGGAAGAAGCCAGCCGTCTTGTTGCCCACAGACAGGCTTGGCTTTCTATTATGAAAGGAAGCACGCCTCATGGCGCCCTCCTAGAAACAATAGAAACCGCAGAAAGTGCGACAATAATAAAACGCCTAGAAAACCTACAGTTGCCGAAGGATTGGGACGTAATTAAAATTACAAAAAACGAATATGTTCTGACTAAGCGCGCCGCGAAAATATTAAGTGATGCAACTCTGCAATATCATTTGGATTTATGCGCGCTATTGTCATCATTAGATATTCTTAAAGTGTTTGATTTACAAACAGAAAATAGAAAAAATTGAAATCACATTGACATAAAAACTAATTATCAGGGCTCAGCCCTTGGACGTGTAGAATATTGCAGGATGGAGAACACGACATGCATGTGCGCAACAGCACATGAAGTTTCAGACAGCTGTTTGGAGCGATTTGCCCTGGTTAGCTTATTTATAGGCTGACCAGGACATTATAAGCCAGCAAAGTGTGCGACCGCACGCTAAGCATTGCTTTGGTCACTGGGAGCGGACATTCCCCGCCGACTGTTGACAGGCATAGGAGGACAGAAAATGTAGCATGGCGCCTACTTTAACTGTTACTCTGGGCATTTGGGAACTTCCCGAATGTAAGGACACCACACGACATGTAAGGATGAAATGTATAGCTTCTCTCCCAGCCTGAGAGTTGTTTGACTGATCGTTGGATTCGCTAGGATGGCGGTGAGCAAGGTCTTTAATAGGTCGTAGTACTAGGTCCTCTGAGCACAGAGGATTATAGGCTTCGGCAATCCGGAGGTGGTGACTGGAGCGTGCGCAGAGGTAGGGGCACGCTCAATGAGAGAACTGGCGACGCTCTCTACAGCCATCGGCATTTACGATGCCGAAAGTCGCTGGGAAAGGCACATATGCTTTTTTTGGTCCCAATGCGGTTTTATAATAGACCTTTGATAAACTACATACATAGGGTCTATGCGCTTACAGAATGAAAAAGTCCTGTTTATCAGAAATACCAGTGAAACATGGGACGCATTTGAAAGTCAGGATGGCGTTGAAGCCCTCCCGAAGTACGAATCCTTCATAATGATACCTGAAGGTAAAGTAGGCTCAAAGATAGATTACCGCGTGGTCCCAAACTATAGAAAGCCCGAATACGAATCTGAGGCATCACGCTGGGCAACCCATTATGCAGTGATTACACTATTTTTAAAATCAGATAAAAGTCATTTATTTGTCTGTGAAGACGCAATAGAAATGCGTGAATGGCAAATACCTCAAATAGAGATTTTAGGTGAAAAAGGCGGCATGCATCTATTAGCAAATACGACTAAACCCAGTCAAGCCTATATTGTGGACCGTAAAACAGCTAAAATAATACAGGATAACGCATATGTTTTTTACGAATCTTTCGATACAATGTTAGCTGATATGCAAAAACTGAACCTAATTACCCCAGAGTCAAACCCCGTCTTAGATTCCATAAATAGCTATCGGCGCTACTTGAATCCTATTTTTATATTTCTAATGTTGGCTATGGCGCTAGGATTATTTTACATGTTATGCCCAATCTATAGCCCTGGAACCAAGAATTGCATTGGCTTGGCTGAAGTGCTTACAGCCAAAGAAGCCATTATAGGCGCTCAAGGGGCTGGGATGGGCAGCCATGAGTATAGTATGGCGACCGGCATCGATTAGGTCTGCCTTTTTCTGCGCATTCTTGCCCCATAGCATAAAGACGCATCCGCTATTGCACAAACTAATAGTCTTAATAATAGTATCTGTTACATGCTCCCAACCTTTGTTAGCATGCGACAACGGCTTACCATCCTCCACAGTCAAGACTGTGTTCAATAGCAGTACGCCTTGCGCCACCCATGACGAAAGGTCCGCCTTGTCACACGTAATGCCAAGGTCACTGGAGACCTCCTTCATAATATTTTTAAGGCTAGGCGGAGCCTTAACCGAGTCGGGCACGCTAAAGGCTAAGCCCATCGCCTGACCAGGTCCGTGATAGGGGTCCTGCCCAAGAATTACAACCTTGATAGATGATACGGGCATCTGTAGGCAGCGCATAACAAGGTCAGGATGAGGATAGATAGTCTTTGTCCGTCGCTCCTCTGCAACAAAGGCAAGAAGCGCCTTACCCTCTTTAGACTCAAGGGTTGAAAGAACAGGAGCCCAGGAACTGTCAACGGATGGAGGGGTTACTGCAGGAGCATGCACATAGTCAACTATAGTGTTTAACGACCGATAGAACTCCAGAACACGCGGATGCGTCTTAATCTTGGATACATCCAATGCAAAGACGTGCAGCCCCTCTAATGAGCGCACGCGGCTCAAGGCAACATACGCCTGACCATATTCAAAGGTGCTCTTACCAATATCAACGATTGCGGAATCAATGGACGCACCCTGTGACTTATGAATCGTAATGGCATAGGCAATGCGCAAAGGAATCTGCTGGCGTCCAATGTGCGGCATTTCGTGACTATACCACGTATAGGGCTCAATCAAGCGCGGCTCACCGCGTCTGAACTTTACAAGTGGAAACTTGCGCACAGGGTCAAAGTCAACAATAATACCACGCGAACCGTTGACTAAGCCAGCTTCAAGGTCAGTATTTGTTAGCAGCATAACCTGTGCACCCAGGCGCAGCTCCAAGGCGGCTGAATAGGGTGCATCCTGGTCTAGTTTATTAACAGCAAACTTGAAACTATCAGAGGAGTTATCTGGCATAGCCACCGTAGTATCGGTCCACTTACCGGCATCAATAATGGTTTGAGCATTGTACACCTTTACCGCGCCCTCCAAAGCCTTCATGTTAACGTCATTTACCTTATCAACATCCGCGTTTCGGCTAAATAATACAGTCGGCTTAATCGCCTCTGAGCGCCAGTCTGTATTCATGCGACTCTTGAGAATATCAATAGACTCCTGACTTACTGAACCCATGCGCACCTCCGTCAAAACGCGCTGATAAACGGGGTCCAGCTGCCTCCAAATCTTGCTTAGCACAATAATCGTCGAAACTGATGATGACCACAATTCAGATTCAAACAGAAAGCGCAGCTCAACATCGGCGCCAGACAGGTCCTTTGGAATAGGCGGTAGTTGACAGAAGTCACCGACAAGAATGAGCTGCAAGCCGCCGAAAGGCAAGTTGGGCTGTTTGCGCAATGCGCGTCCAATCGTGTCAAGGCGCTCAAAGAGCTCAGGCGTCAACATACTGACTTCATCGATAATAAGAGTCCGCGCCGATGTCCATCGCTTCTTAACATGGCTTTTGCGTTTGATAGTTTCAATAGTCTTCTCAATGCTATCCTTGCCCAAGCCAATGCCTGCCCAGCTGTGTAGGGTTTTCGCGCTACATTCCAGTAGTAAAGCCGCGCATCCAGTCATAGCAGTAACGTGAACCCCTCCGCCTTCAGCAATTTGCCGAACAAGCGTTGACTTGCCTGTGCCACCAGGACCGGTAATAAATAGATTGGCACCAGTCTTAATGATGCCCATAATCTGTTCACATTCTGGATTTTCAAGAATCTGAATAGACATTTTTGTTTTTTAACGAAGAAAAATAGCGGAAGGCAATCAAATTTAATCGATTAAGTGACGTAAATTTTTAACTAATAAAAAGAATGTCGTCGTTTCAAACCCAGTTAGCGATTTTAGAAGTCCGTCGCATTTTATATTACCTGATTCCAAATATAGTTTATTAAGAGTGATGTAAGACACTAACATATTGCAAATTTTTGTAAAGGAAATAGGGTGCCCTTTATGTTTTTCAAGTAAAGGGTGGCTTATTGTTGGAGGATTTTTAAGGCGAAATTTTACATTTCTGAAAGGCGATGACTTGCACTCATTTTTAGCTAAGGCATTATCATTAGGTATCTCATATTCTATTGTATTTTCGACTTCCGATAGTTTATTTTTAAGTCTATCATACAGTTTTTGTAATTTAGACATACCTACTATTTGTTGTGAAAACGTGTGGCGACCCAGGATACGGGACTGTGAAATTCACACGTCCAATACCAAGAACCGTCAACAATCGGTTGTGTGTTATCCGTCACATCGGCACGTAGCGCTACCCACCAATGGGGTGGCAAAATAAACATATTACCAGGACGCAAGCGAATTTCTAAGAATTTTAGTTCAGAAATCCAAGGTGTTTCTTCGGGCTTTAAAGCCCAGGGGTCTCTTCCATACGGATTTGCTGGTAGCCATTCACCGCCTTTTGTTGCACCTTCATGTGCTATCCAGATGCGAAGAGGGGCGCCATCAGTCGCAACCCAGCAAGTAGCCTCAGCCGTAGTTTTCTGAAGACCTACAACCGCCCGCATACGTGGAACTATCAAATTAGCCTTGACATTGCTTACTGCAAATGAACCAGGAATCCAGAAGGGACGTCTGAACTGTAGGCTGATTTCAGCTGCCTTTTCCCACAAGCCCGCAACGTCTGCTAATTCCGCCTGATTAATGACACGATGAGCCGCATTTCCATTTGATTTTAACCACGCTGCCCAAGTTGACCGAACCTGCGCCTTGCCGTCAAATACAATAACCGACCAGCCAAATTTACTAGTTCGGTCTTTTGTCCATAGTCTTGTCCAATCCTTACTAACTTCGCGAACTACAAGCGGCGCCCGCTCCCCCAACAAGTCAGACCATTTTGTATCTTTATCATCCTTCCAGTTCTTCTGTAAAATCGTATATTCGTGTATGGCACCACGATAGAATACAACTGTAAAAATTACAATTATAAGTATAATAAATGAAGTTTCAAGTAACATCTAAGAGCCTGCTGTTTGAAACTGCGGTCGTAATTCAGTAAGTTTAACGCTAATGCCAAATACTTAAGCAAAAGGGTTCCATAAGCCGGGTACGTAAATTCCCTGTTTCACTTCACTTAGCTCCTTTGCTTTTAGTTTGTGTGTATTTGTCTTGATAATCTTTCCATTTTTGCCAAGAACCTCAAGGCTTTTTTCTCCAACACCATTTTTTACATTAACAACAGTGCGCTTGCCATATGGCGTTTTGTCTTCAGGGTGCGATGTATAACTGGTGTGTTCACTGTGATAAATGAAAGTAGGGTGATTTATATGTTTAGGTGACGGATTGACACAGCCAGATTCTTTGCATTTACTTGTACTACGTTTAGTGTCACTACGTTTAGTGTCACTACGTTTAGTGTCACTACGTTTAGTTACGCGTTTGTTCTTCGCAGTCCGGGATTTTCCGCCAGCCATTTTATTTTTATAGCAGTTTTTGTACGGACGACAGGAGGCGCG